AGTATTATACATTGGCAAGGCAGGAACATCGCTGCAACAGAGAGTAAACCAGTATTATACGACAACTCTTGGGAGTCCTGGTCCTCACAGAGGCGGTCATTGGCTAAAAACACTAAACAACTTGACAGAGCTGAACATTTATTGGACTACTTCAGAAGGCAGTACGGCACACGATCTTGAATCTGTGTTTTTGGATTATTTTGTTAAGCGAGTATCTTGTGAAAGCAGGAAGATTCTACGCGACCCTATTCACCCCTTTCCATTTGCCAACATAGAGTTTCCAAAAGGAGTCCGCAAAGACCACGGATTACGGAAACAAACAACATAATAGTATGACTCGAACTTCATAATGACTAAAGCATCTCGCATGAGGTGCTTTAGTCATGCCCATTTTTAAAGGAGAGTGATGTTCATGAGACTGTTCGAAGGAATATTCAAAGCACGTGACAAGCCTAAGGATGCCCTTGGCGGCGGGCGCTACGACTTCTTCTTTGGGAGCACAAGCTCAGGGAAGCCGGTCAACGAACATACTGCCATGCAGATGACTGCGGTCTATTCCTGTGTGAGGATATTGTCCGAAACGCTGGCGGGTCTGCCGCTACATGTATATAAGTACAACGACAGCGGCGGCAAAGAGAAATATCTGAAACACCCGTTATATAAGCTGCTCCACGACGAGCCGAACCCGGAGATGACTTCATTTGCGTTCCGAGAAACTCTGATGAGTCATCTTTTATTATGGGGCAATGCCTATGCGCAGATTATACGCAATGCTAAAGGCGAGGTCATTTCCCTCTATCCGCTGATGCCAAACAAGATGACAGTCGACCGTGATGCTAACGGCCGGCTTTTCTATTTATATCAGCGCAGCTCGGAGGATGTACCTTCACTCGGCAAAGACAACCAGGTCTATCTTGCCCCTGCCGATGTCCTGCATATTCCGGGCTTGGGCTTTGACGGTCTGGTTGGCTATTCGCCCATTGCAATGGCAAAGAACGCGGTAGGCCTCGCCATCGCCACAGAAGAATACGGAGCGAAGTTTTTCGCAAACGGTGCCGCGCCGGGCGGTGTGCTTGAACATCCCGGTACGATTAAGGATCCACAGAAGGTCAAGGAATCCTGGAATGCCGCCTACCAAGGTTCAGCCAACTCACACAGGGTGGCCGTTCTCGAGGAAGGCATGAAGTATCAGCCCATAGGGATTTCACCGGAACAGGCGCAGTTTTTGGAAACACGGAAGTTTCAGATCAATGAGATTGCCCGTATTTTCAGAGTGCCTCCGCATATGCTCGCTGACCTTGAAAAATCATCCTTCAGCAACATCGAGCAGCAGAGCCTTGAGTTTGTGAAATACACGCTCGACCCGTGGGTGGTGCGCTGGGAGCAGTCCATGTGCCGCGCCCTGCTTTCCGACAGCGAAAAACCGACAGTATTTATCAAGTTCAACGTAGACGGACTTCTGCGCGGAGATTACGAAAGCCGCATGAGCGGTTATGCGACCGCAAGACAGAATGGATGGATGAGCGCGAACGATATCCGTGAGCTTGAAAACCTCGACCGTATCCCTGCGGAACTCGGCGGCGATCTCTACCTCATCAACGGCGCAATGACCAAATTACAGGACGCGGGTGCGTTCGCAAATACAAAAGGAACGGAGGAAACAAGCAAATGAAGAAATTCTGGAACTGGGCGCGGGATGAAGATTCCGGTGTCAGAACACTCTATCTGGACGGCACAATTGCCGAAGAGTCATGGTTCGACGACGATGTCACCCCTAAAGCATTCAAAGCTGATTTGAATTCCGGAGAGGGTGACATTGTTATTTGGATCAACTCGCCCGGCGGCGACTGTATCGCGGCGAGTCAGATCTATGCCATGCTCATGGATTACAAAGGCAAGGTCACCGTAAAAATTGACGGCATTGCGGCTTCGGCAGCAAGCGTTATCGCAATGGCGGGAACCGAGGTATTGATGGCACCGACGGCGCTCATGATGGTGCATAACCCGCTGACTATCGCAATCGGTGACAGCGAGGAAATGCAGAAAGCCATCGCTATGCTGGACGAGGTCAAGGAAAGCATCATCAATGCCTACGAAATTAAAACCGGACAGTCCCGTGCCAAGCTCTCCCACCTCATGGACGCAGAAACCTGGCTCAACGCAAACAAAGCTATTGAATTAGGTTTTGCTGATGGCATTCTGGAGGATGAGAAAAAGCGGATTCAACCGGACGACATCACCTATGCTTTCAGCCGCAGAGCAGTAACAAACTCGCTGCTTAACAAGGTCAAACCCAAGATACCCAAACAGAACAAAGGAACACCCGTTGAGTCGCTTGAAAAGCGGCTCTCTTTGATTTCTCACTAAATTTTATGGAGGTAACATCATGAACAAAATTCTTGAACTGCGCGAAAAGCGCGCCAAGGCATGGGAAGCCGCAAAGGCTTTCCTCGATACCAAGCGCGGTACTGACGGCCTGGTTTCCGCCGAAGACACCGCAACCTACGAGAAAATGGAAGCCGACGTAGTCGCTCTCGGAAAAGAAATTGACCGTCTTGAGAAGCAGGAAGCTCTTGACCGTGAGCTTTCAAAGCCGCTGAACACACCCCTCACAGGCAAGCCTGCCGTTCCCGGTATGGAAACCAAAACAGGCAGAGCATCTGATGAGTACAGAAAAGCATTCTGGAATGCAATGCGTACCCGCGCCGGTGAGGGTCTTGATCCTATCGTGAAAAATGCTCTGCAGATCGGCACCGATTCTGAAGGCGGATACCTTGTCCCTGACGAGTTCGAACGCACACTTGTAGAGGCTCTTGATGAAGAGAACATTTTCCGTAGACTGGCAAAGGTCATTACCACTTCCTCAGGGGATCGTAAGATTCCGGTCGTAGCTTCAAAGGGTACAGCCTCCTGGATCGATGAGGAAGGCACTATCCTCGATAGTGACGACAGTTTCGGTCAGGTTTCCATCGGCGCTTACAAGCTTGGAACAATGATCAAAGTTTCCGAGGAACTGCTGAACGACAGTGTATTTCCGCTTGAATCCTATATTTCGAGGGAGTTCGCAAGGCGTATCGGCAGCAAGGAAGAAGAAGCCTTTTTCACAGGTGACGGCTCCGGTAAACCGACCGGCATCCTCGCAGCAACCGGCGGTGCTCAAGTCGGTGTGACCACAGCGGGCGCTGCGGCTATCACTATTGAAGAGGTGCTTGACCTGTTCTATTCGCTGAAAGCACCTTATAGAAACAAAGCGGTGTTCGTCATGAACGATGCCACCGTAAAGGCGATCCGCAAGCTGAAAGACGGCAACGGTCAGTATCTCTGGCAGCCCTCTCTGCAGGCAGGTACTCCTGACACCATTTTGAACCGTCCGCTGTATACCTCGGCATATGTACCCGCAATTGCCGCAGGCGCAAAAAGCATCGTGTTCGGCGATTTCAGTTATTACTGGGTAGCCGACCGCCAGGGACGTGTGTTCAAGAGACTCAATGAGCTCTACGCTGCAACCGGTCAGGTAGGCTTTGTTGCCACCCAGCGTGTTGACGGCAAACTCATTCTGCCGGAGGCTGTCAAGGTGCTCCAGCAGAAGGCTTAACGGAGGTGCGGTATGAGCTATAACACGAAAAACTACACCGAACAGGGCGGCGAGAAAACCGTAATCGGCGGAACGCTTGAAATTAAGGAGGGAGCCTCGGTAACGGGGCTTTCTTCTGCACCGAATCAAGCAGCAAGTACTGCTACAAATGTTGCCGGACTCAAGGACGACCTCAACGCGCTGCTTTTGAAACTGAAGGACACAGGACTGATGAAACCCGATACATGGAATGTCTCAGCAGCTAATGTCACCACTGCTCTGAGCGAAGATATGACAGCCAATCAAGGCAAAGTCGAATCTATTACTATCGAGGACAATGTCATTACAGTCACTGTTCCGGTTGACGAGCTGATTGCGTATGAAAGCTCGAATCCCGCACAAGGAACCCACCAATGGGTTGCCATCCTCATAACAACAGGGCTTCCTGCCATCACGGCAGTTAAGTATAACGACAGTCAGCTGACCTCTGCTGATGCAGATGAAGCTGCTGCTGTCGGCGGACAGTCAGGAGATATTGTGATGTGGCTGAAGTGCGACGAAATCGTAAATCAGCCGAAGTCGTTCACGCTCTGGGCATCCGGTTATCCCGCTGCCGCATTCTCTGTTGTCATCGCAGAACCGGAAACCGA